TGGTGGATTCTATTAACCCTAGAGAAGGAGCGGAATGGCTCCATTATAAAACAGGAAGGCCCTTATCTTCTAGAGGTTTACAAAAGCATATAGATATAAATTATGGGAAAAGAAACTCTTCCGAACGATTGGGACATCAATCCAGAATATTATCAGAAAGACAAGGAGGGTAATTTTGTTTTAAAGGTAGATGGAACCCCTAAAAAGAAGGTAGGTCGGAGAAAAGGGGTCAAATCTTCTGGATATAGTTATCATTCAGAAACAAAAGCTAAGATACAGGCTAGACGCTCGTTAAGATCAAAAGAAAAACGAGCAGAGAAAATTGAGGTTAAGCTAAAGAATGCCAAAGAAGGAATCAGGAAGCAGCGAAAAATCCAAGGAAAGTTGGATGAACCGTCCTCTAAGGAAACTGTCGGAGGAAAGATCATCACAAAGGAAGACCTTGAAAAGCACTTACCCAAAACAGTCAAACAACAGATTTACGAAAGCAATGTTATCTTCGCACCGAATGAGGGGCCGCAAACAGAATTCTTAGCTTCTCCAGAACGAGATGTTTTATATGGAGGAGCAGCAGGAGGAGGTAAATCTTATGCGATGTTGGTAGATCCTTTGAGGTTTTGCCATCGTCCTGCACACAGAGCGTTGATACTTAGACGATCAATGCCAGAATTAAGAGAGTTAATAGATAAATCTAGAGAATTATACCCAAGGGCATTCCCTGGATGTAAGTTTAGAGAAGTTGAAAAGATATGGAATTTTCCTAGTGGTGCTAAAGTAGAGTTTGGGTTCTTAGAAAGGGACGCAGACGTATACAGATACCAAGGACAATCGTATTCATGGATAGGTTTTGATGAAATTACACATTTACCTACGGAATTCGGTTGGAATTATTTAGCTTCCAGGCTTCGTACAACAGATTCGGAGATTGATCCTTATTTACGTTGTACTGCAAACCCTGGAGGCGTTGGCGCACACTGGGTTAAGAAGAGATATGTTGATCCTAGTGAACCAGGACAATCTTTTAAAGGAGATGATGGCCTTACAAGACGCTTTATTCCTGCAAGATTGCTGGATAATCCATATCTTTCTAAAGATGGGCGTTATGAAGAGATGCTTAAAGCTCTTCCGCCTGTTCAGAGGAAACAATTACTAGAGGGTAATTGGGATATAACAGAAGGAGCAGCTTTTACAGAGTTTGATCCTGATGTTCATGTTATTCCTCCGTTTCAAATCCCTATAGGATGGGAGCGAGTTAAAGGAATTGACTATGGATATGCTTCTGAAAGCGCTTGTATATGGGCAACTGTAGATTCTATTGATGGAACTCTAGTTGTTTATAGAGAACTGTATAAAAAGAACTTAACAGGGTATGATCTTGGTAAAGTCATTACAGAAATGGAACTGGAAGATCCTTTCGCTGTAGCTGGAGTGTTAGATACATCAGCATGGGCAAGAACAGGAACTACAGGGCCTACAGTAGGAGAGTCTTTAGTTCGTGAAGGACATAAACTAAGAAGGGCAGACAAAAATAGGATACAAGGGAAAATTCAAATCCACGAATTTTTAAAAATTCAACCAAGTGGAAGACCTAAATTACAAATATTTAATACTTGTCCAAACTTGATAAAAGAATTACAAAGTATTCCTATGGATAGAACAAAACCTGAAGATGTGGACACACATGCGCCTGATCATGCTTATGATGCTTTACGATATTTAATTATGTCAAGACCTAAAGTTGCTGATCCTATTAGCAGGATGAGAAATTTTAGATTAGGACAAGCTTATCAACCAGTAGACAGAGAGTTTGGATATTAAATGCCAGAAAATAACGATACATTTGAATTAGGCGCTAATAATATCTATATGGAAGATATAGAAGGCGAAGAAGGTAAAAATTTACTACTTGAACCTGATCTTAGAAATCAGTTTGTAGGATTGATTAAATCTAGATTTGAATCTGCTGAAAGAGCTAGAGATTTAGATGAGAGTCGGTGGATTACAGCTTATCATAATTATAGAGGGCTATATCCAAAGAATGTAAAATTCAGAGAAACAGAAAAATCACGAATTTTTGTTAAGGTCACTAAAACTAAAGTTCTTGCTGCCTTTGGACAATTGGTTGATGTTATTTTTGGATCAGGAAAATTTCCTATAGGCATTGCTGAAACTAAAATACCTGAAGGAATACCAGAACATGCTCATTTAGATATAAATAATCCTGTACCAGGAATTGAAACAACTCCTGAATTAGAAGGGATGGAAGAAGAGGAAGCGCAAGAATGTACTTTTGATATTGGTTATGAGGGAGATGGAAAAGTTTTAAGGCCAGGAGCCTCATTTAATACTGGAAAATTTGAAGAAGAGTTTATTGAAAAACAAGCCGAAGAAAAAGGAATGCTGCGGGAAGGGTTGTCGCCATCACCACAAGCGTTGGAACTCAATCCAGCGGAGAAAGCAGCTAGACGAATGGAAAAACTTATCCATGATCAAATTGACGAATCTAATGGAGCTAGTGAAATTAGGAGCGCGCTATTTGAGTCGGCCCTATTTGGAACAGGTATTGTCAAAGGCCCGTTCAATTTTAATAAGACATTAAATAAATGGGATGAGAATGAAGAGGGAAATAGGGAATATTCTCCTTTAATAGT